CGACTGCGAGCCGCCGAGGACCGTGCCTGGAGTGGCGTTGGTCGCGAGGTTGCCCCACGCCGTCCCGAGCGCGCTCCACGCCCACACGAGGTCCGTGCCGAGCGGCCCCGAGTCGATCGGCGGGATGACGGGCGCGTCGTAGCCAACCGGGCGCCACGCGTACGCGCTCAACCCGGTCCGCGTGCACACGTACGCCTGCCCCGTGTCCGTTGCGTAGTAGACCTGCCCGGCGTACGTGGACGCCGCCGCGGGGCGTGCGGCGAGGGTGCCGTAGGCGGTGGCGTCCGAGATCTGCGAGACCGTGGCCGTGGACTGCGTCGCCAGCGCCCCGAGCCCGAGCGCCGTGCGCTGGGCGGACGCGTCGGCGGCGGTGAGCACCGCGCGCCCAGCGCTCGTCGAGTCCGTGATCCCCGATGCCTCCACCGTCGGCGTGACCCACGCGGGGTCCGTGCCGTCACTGCCGAGCACCTTGCCCGACGAGCCCACGGCGAGCCGTTGGGGCGCGCTCGCGCCGCGCGTGATGATGTCGCCACGGGTCGTGAGCAGCGACGTGGCTACCGCCCCCACGTCCGCCGCACTCGGCATGGCGTGGACGTGGTCGGCCCTCGACGCTTCCGTGGCCGTGCCCGCGGCCGCGCTCCCCAGCGCGTGCGGGGTCGCGTCCGAGAGCGGCGTTCCGCTTGCGTCGGCGGGGACCCACTCTTGCGCTCCCGCGTCCCACGCGAGCACCTGGGTATCGGTCGGCGCCGTCTCCGACACGACGCGCCCGCGCAGGTACGCCGCATCGGACAGCGCCGTGGGTCCGCTGGGCTGCTGGTACTCGCCGCCCGTCGGCATGCTCGCGCGGCCCGAGCGCCACATGAACAGCGCCGCCGCCGCGATGATCGCTCCCTCGCTCAACGCGAGGTCGTAGAGCGCCTGACCGCCCGACGCGAAGTAGGGCATGCGGACCGCGGTCCACGTTGCCGTGTCGAGCGTGTTGTTCTGGAGCAGATACGGGCCCGCGCCGAACGCGGCCCACCACGAGCCCGAGAGGAACCGCACCGCCCACGGCTGGTCCACCGCGGGCGCTTCGAGATCTGCCCACGACGCGCCATGGTCGTACGAGACGTGCCACGTGGAGCTTGCGGCGGCTCCTGCCACGTACGAGACGACGGTCCCGGCGTCGTCGCACGCGATCTTCCGGTCTGCGTCATCGTCGAAGAACGCGGTCGCCGCAGACCACGTGCCGGCCGGATCAGCCACGCGCCACATCTGGCCCGTGCGCGTCATGGCGACCCAATGCGTGCCGGTCCACACGATGCCGATGAAGGCGCCGAGCGGACCGCCGGACATGGTCGCGTTCGTCCACGTGAGCCCGTCCGACGAGAGCAGGATCTTCGCCGTGCTCACCGCCACGAGCGTCGTGCCGTCGGTGGCGATGCCGACGATGGGCGTGGTGCTGCCGGGCAGCGTTGCCGGATCCCAGTCCGTCGACGGGTTGTCGACCGCAGACCCGGACTCGCCGGAACGCGGCGTCGTCCAGATGCGACCAACGCTGGACCCGGCATCCGTGCCGACGATCCACAGCCCGAGCGCGTTGATGCAGGCTGCCGGCGTGCCGAAGGTCGCGCCGCCGGGCGTGTTGATCGCCTTCTCGACCCACTCGTCGCCCGTGTGGCTCGCGACGTAGGACGTTGCCGCGCCGCCGTCGTCCCATCCAAGCATGCGCCACGGAATGCTGCCAGTGCCCGAGTCCTGCGCCTGCGCGTCGACGGCAACCAGGTGCACGGTGACCGTCGATGCGGCACGCGTCCACACACCCGGGTTCGGCCCGAGCGCCCATCCAAGGCACTCGCCGATCTGCTGGAACTGGAAATTGAGCCACTGCGCCGGAGGCTTGTCGCCGGTGTCGAAGCCGGCGCGGCGCTTGATCTCGCTCGGCTCCACCACGTTGCCGGCGATGGCGTCCGTCGCCCACGACGGAATCGAGAATGGTCTGCGGCTCATGCTGCGAGCACTCCTGTCAGGCGTCCGCCGACGTCACCGCTGCCCGGCGTGATGCCGAGCCCTTGCGTGATGCTTGGCTCGCACCGAAGCGGGTCCGACGACGTCGTGAAAAGGTTGTCCCCGTCGTCCGGCGGCACGACGAGCTGCAGCGCCACGCCCCCTGCCTTCGCTGTCGAGAGCACACGGAGGAGCGCCGCGCCGTCGAAGCCGAGTGGTGCAGATGGCTCGACAAGGATGGACGCGGCGCCCTCCGCGTACGTGAAGGCATCCGAGGCGAGCGCGAGCCGCACGCACGCGATCACGTCCTCCGCGGTGCCGTTGGACTTGCGGGCGCGCACGATGGCGCGAATCAGCGCGCGGTACGTGTCGTCCTCGAGTTCGCCGCGGTCGAACAGCAGCAGCGCGCCGAGCTGGTCGAGCTGCGCGCCTTCCGCGTCGTCGATGCTCGTTTCCGTGAGCAGCGCCCACACGGCATCTTCAGCCTCCTGCACCTGCACGAGCCACGTGCCGAACAGCGCACGGAGCTTTGCGGCGTCCCGGAACTGATACGGCAACAGCGCGCGGCCGCCGGAGACAACCGCGGCGTCATGCGTGTGCTCGGTGACGGCCGATGGCTCGGTCATGCGAGCACCACCGCAATGCGAGCCGTGTCCCACGCGGACCGCTGCCGCGCCCCGATCGGGATGTTGTTCGGCCCCTGCGACGACTCGCTCGACCCGAGCGCGAGGCTCACCACCTCCGTCACGCCCGCGACGTCGAACCACTGCGCGATAACGCGCGAGTAGACCACCGCTGCGCCAAGTCCGAGCGCGTCGCCCCATGCCGCCATTGCGGTCCGCGCGGCTGCCGCGCCCGGCCAAGCCGTCGCGTCGACGCGCAGGACGACCGTCATCCACGCGTCGACGTCCTCCGGCTCCGTCCATCGGACCGTGTGCGTGCCGCCGAGCGAGTCCGTGACCGTCGCCGAGTGGCCGCCCGACGTGGCGATCCCGCCGGCCTTCGACGCGAAGAGCTGGTCCGCCACCGCTTGCCGAGCCGCCGCAAGGTCGTCCCCGGACAGCCCTGGCGTGAACTGCACAACCGCCTCGACCGAGTGCGGCAGACGCCCGAGCGCGTCCGTGCGCGAGGTCGTGTTCTCGTCGACCGTGCACGCCGCAACGTCGGCAAGTTCGAGCAGGTCCGCTCGGATCGCGTCGAGAGGCGACGTGCCCGGACGAGACAACTCGGTCTCCCGCCGCAGCCGCAGCGCGGTGTCCTTCTCGACGTCGGTGCCGACTGCCGCATCCGACGCGTTCGTGACCGCCGTCCATCCGGACACCGGCGTCACGATCACGGTGATCGTCCCCGCGTTCGCCGCGATCGGCCCCGTGCGCGTGCTCTCGGCGTTCACCGAGAACGTACCCGTCGACCCGGTTCCGTTCGTGATGCTCTCGGTGGTCTGCCACCGGTTCGCGCTGTCCCCGCTCACCGCCGCGACGGATCCAGCAGGGAGCGTGGTTCCCGCCGTGAGCGTGACCGTGAGCGTGACGGTTCCGGCCGTGGCCGCCTTGCGCGTCGTGCCAGTGATCGCTGCGAGATCGTCGAGCGCCTGGAACGTCGCGCCCGACGGGACGCGCGCGCGGTACACGACCCCGCTCTGCTCCCACACCCTCCCGATCTGCGTGGCGACGATGGCGTTGATCTGTCCGAGCACGCTCTCTTCGGACGTGTCGATGTCCTCGCCGAGCGCAGGCGACGCACGCTGCGCCGCGGCCATCTCGGCCACGATCTCCTGCACGGTCTTCGGCGTGAAGCCGGACGACGTCAGTCCTGCGGTCATGCGACCCCCGCGGAGAAGTCGTCGAGCGCGACCGGTTCTCCGTCAACGCTCGTGGCTCGCAGCGTGACGGACGCGCGCCGCGATTCGTCCACGGTCAGCGCGAACGCGTCGAGCGCCGCGATGCCGGGCGACGTGCGCGCCGCCGCCCGCAGATTGCCTGCGAGCAGGCCCGCCGTTCCCTTGCGCCCGAGCAGCGCCATGTACGGGATGCCCACGCGCCGGTCGAGAACGCACTCCCCGCGGATCATGCCGAGCCGGATACGCAGCCTCGTCGCCACCGCATCCGTCCCGCTCACCACGCGCACTCGCCCGGACTCGATGTCCAGGTCTCCCGTGGCCGCGTCGAGCGCCAGCGTCTGCACGCCGAAAGCGTCACGCTCCGCGTGCCAGCGCGGCCCGACTTGTGGCACGGGTTTAGTGGACGCATCCTGTCGGCATGGGACTACGATCTGCGGCGGCGACGGCGTGGCTCATCGGCGGGTGCGGGCTCGGTCATCCGGACGCGGATCCGTGCTGGCCGCGGTGCGGGTGGCCGCCCGCGATGCCTGCGCCGCTGTCCGTGGCCGCGCGTCTGCACGTCGTCCGGGCGCCCGGCGGCCTGGAGTGGGACGAGGGCCCCGCCGTGTCCTCGGAATGTCTTGCGGAGCCGGATGGTGCCAAGTGGCTGGTTCGGCTGCGCGTCGGCGTCGATGGCGGCATCCGTCCATCCGAGATCCGCTTCGCCGGGTCGATCCTGGACGTCCATGCCGACGGGCAACCCCTGCTCGACGTGCCCGGGTCCGCCAGCCTGTCGCCCGTCTACCAGGACGGCGCAGTGTGGCGGATGGACGTGGCGCTCTCGTGGGCGATGCCGTGGGACCGCTCGGTCGGGCTCGGCGTGTCCGGCGACGTCACGGTCCGCGGGTGCGTGGTCAGGTTGCCTTAGCCTTTGTCGCGGCGGTCGGATCCAGCGCGCCCAGCGGCGTGGTCGTCACCGTGGCGACGGCGCCCGAGACCGGATGCGTGTGCGTGTTCGCCCACGCCCGGATCGCCGCGAGCCCCTCGTCCACCTTGCTTGCCAGCGCCACGAACGCCGCGCCCGCCGCAGCGCCAAGATGGACCACGCCGCTTGCGTCCACCTTCAGGACCACGTTCGCGCCCTGCGAAAGCGTGACGATGCCGTCTCCGGCGATCGTGAGACGCGGGCCGTTGGCGGCATCCGAGCCGATCACTATGCCGTCCGACGGCGCGTGCGCGAGCTTCCCCGACCGGACCGCGAAGCCGGGCAAGAACACGGCGTGCGCAAGATGATGCCGTCGCAGGTCTCCTGGTTCCCGCTCCCCGCCGTTGCCGGCGCGCCACGGCCCGATGTCCGACTCGCACGAGATCAGCAGCCCCGTGTCGCCCTGCGCTACCTTCATCGCGACAAACCACGGGCCCGACCGCGGAAACAGCACCGGCACGGACGCGAGCGCCGGCATCGGCTCGAATGTCACGGTCCCGTCTGGCTGCTGCACGACGCCTGGCACGCACGGCTGCACGTCGGCCGTCTGCGTGGCGGCGTCGTACGCGAGCACGCGTCCGGGCGTCGCGGTGTGCAGTCCGTCGAGCCACGAGTCCACGATGCCGTGGATCAGGTCGTCTGCCGTTGGAATCTCGGGCCGTTCTCCAGGCAGCGTCATCCGGCAGCCTCCCGCAGCGTCAACGTCGCGTACCAGTCATCGCCGCGCGTGTCGCCAGCGTACGCCGCGTGCTCGATTCGGTAGGTGCCGGTTGCGGGCCCAGACTCCAGCCGAACGAGACGCCCCGGCACGAGATCCGGAATCAGCAGCGCCACCGCCTCGACGGTCCGATTCGCCTTGCGCTCTGGCACGCCCACGAGCCCCGTGTCCTGTCGCAGCAACACCGCTGTCCGCTGCAGCGCGCCGCCCATCGGAAGGACCTGCAGCACGCCGCCTTGGATCGACCAGGACAGCCCGGCGGAGGCGAGCAGCAGCCCGAGCTCGCGCGAGGCAAGCCCGCGAACCGTCGTGCCCTCCGGGAACGTCCTGGCGCCGTTGAGCGCCGCGTCCGCGATTGCCTCGCTGGCGTTCCCGATCCCGACGCTCATCTGCTCGGCGAGGTACCGGACCACGTCCTGCACCGGGCTGCCCGGACCGAAGCTGCGGGCTGCGCGCGCCGTCCGGATCGCGTGCTCGCCATCGCCCGCCGCGACGCGCGTGCTCCATTCCGCGCCCTCGCGAACGCTGCCGACCTTGCGCGCGTTGCCGCGAAAGATCGCGCCCGCGCCTTCGGCGTAGCCCGCCTCAACCTCGACCTCCGGGCGCCGCGCCTGCTCCATCTGCGACCGATGGTCCGCCGAAAGGTTGAACAGTTCCAGTTCGAGCTTTCCCGGCTCCATGCGGAGCGACCGCTCGCACGAGAAGCGGAGATCGATCTCCGTGGACTCCAGCGTCCCCACGCGCACGCGCCAGCGTCGGCTCCACAGCCTCAAGCGGCCATCTCCGCCGCGTCGAAGTACGCAAGCACGACCCTCGTGCCCAGCGTCACGAAGTCGGCGTCCGCGCCCTGTCCCTGCGTGTCGAGCGCGACCAGCATCCCCGGCGGGCGCCGCGGATCCGTGCACCCGCGCAGGACGGGGTAGCCGGTCGTGATGGCTCGCCCGGACATGATCTCGCTCCCGTCCTGGTCCGCCACGGTGACGAGCCAATGCCCATCCCGCTGTTGCCACTGGAACGAGAGCAGGTAGTCGCGCCCGTCGAGCGCCGTGCGCTGCGTCCACAGCGCCTGACCGTCAGGCACGCACGGGATCTCGTAGATCATCGGAGGCTCCCGGGGATGGCGTCGGCGAGCCGGGCGAGCAGCGACCGCCTGTCACCTGTCGTCTGCCGTGCTGCCTGCGCGCCGCGATTGCGCGCCGGCTGTCCACGCCGCTGCTGCGGGTCTGCCGTCTGCACGGTCTGCGAAGACGCGATCCGGACCCTGCGCAGCTCGAGCGTGAACGCGAGCACGTTCCCGGTTTCGGCGTCCCGCGTGGGCGCGTAGCGCTGGATCACGCAGTCCTCGACCGTCTGCCGGAGGCTCGTGGACACCGCGAGGACCGTGCCGGCGCCGTGCAGCGCGAGCAGTTGCTCGTCCACGGCACGGACGCGGTCGAAATCCTGCGACGCCGCCAGCGTGCGCGCGGAGCCGCCCGCCGTGCTCGTGCTCTGCCACTCCATCGTGGCGCCATCCGCGCCGAACGTCCGCGTCTCCGTCGGCGTGTTCGAGACCACCGCCTGCAGCGTGATCGTCTGCCCGCCCGGCCGTACGTGGTCGGAGACGTTCGCGCCGCGCTCCACAGCGTGCTCGGCGACCTCTGCCGGCGCCTCGTACGACTCCGACACGGAGCAGTCCACGTCGAGGATCTGCACCTGTCCCGCGTCATCGACCCACGAGATGGCAAGCGTCATCGGTCATCCTTCCCGCGGCGGGATCGGGTACGCGCCGTCACGCCTCGCTGCGGCTTGCCGCTCCCTCCGGTCGAGTTCCGTACGGACCGTGCGTGCGACCGCGTGCGGGTCCGTGGCGCCGTTGATCGTGATGGGCGCATGCAGGGTCGTCGAGACGTTTCCGCGCCCCTGCGCCGGCACCGGGACGCTTGGCGCGGTCGCTGCCGTGACCGGCGTCACCGCCTCGCGCCAGAACTGCCCAACGCTCGCCAGTCCCGTCGCGTTCGCGAGCCCTGTTCCGATCGCCGACAGGAAGCTGCCCACGGGGCGCGCGATCTTCGCGATCAGGTCCGCCACCTTGCCGAGCGTGCCCGCGAACGTGTCGTCCAGCCACCGCCCGAACTCCGCGAAGTCGCGCCAGAGCTGATCGAGCCACGCGCCCGCGTCGTGCAGAACGAGCGTGAGCCCCTCCCACGCCTCGCGCATCGTGCGGATGAACCGCGCCGACGAGCCGATGCCGTAGGTCTTGTCGAGCCAGCGTCCGAGCGCGGAATCTCCGCCCTCGAAGAGCGTGATGAGGTCGTCGACCGCCAGCGCGATCCCGGCGAACACGCCCGCCCACATCAACCACGGACGCATCGCCACGGCCGCGGCGCGCAACGCTGGCAGCCACATCCGCACGATGTTTCCGGCGACCACGGCCGTTGCGAGGCCGAGCCCAACCATGGCCAGCCGCATGACGTGCGTGCCGCTGACGAGCCGGGCGAGCTGCGCCGTACCGCGCGTCCACCAGGTCACGACGCCAGACAGCGCCGGGAGCAGCGACGCGGCAACCTGTGCCCGCAGCGCCGTGGACGCAGACCGCCAGCGGTCGAGCGCGTCTCCGTACCGCGTTGCCGTCTCGATCGCCTCTTGAGACATGCCGCCGCCGAGCGCGTGAAACTCGCGCCGGAACGCCGCGAGTCCGCCCTCTCCGCTCTTGAGGATGGTGAGCAGCCGTCGCCCGCTCCGACCGAACAGCTCCTGCGCCGTCGCCGTGCGAAGCGCGGGATCCGCGACGCGATCGAACCCCGCCGCCACGTCGTCCATCACGTCGGACACGCTGCGCATGGCACCGTGCGCGTCCCGCGTCTGCACGCCGAGACGGGCGAACACCTCTCCCGCGTGCCCCGTGCCCTCTGCCGACGCAGCCATCGCGAGTTGCAGCCGCTGGAGCACGACGCCAAGCTGATCCGCTTCGACGCCTCCGAGCTGCAGCGCGTGCCCCATCTCCTGGAACTCGTCCGTGGTCACCCCGAGCGTCGCAGCGCCGTCGTCCACCGCCGATGCGGCGCGCTCGAACTCGCGCGCGAAGTCTCGCACCGCGCCGACGACCTGCGAGCTTGCCAGCAGTGCGCCGAACTGCCGCACGAGCGCGACCGCTCCGTTGATCGACTGCACGCCGTCCTGCAGCGGCTTGTCGTCGAACTCGATGCCGAAGACGGCGGCAATCTCTCGGAGGGCGTTGCTCATGCGTCGTCCAGTGCCTGCGCCTCAGCGTCCTCGAGCGCGTCGAGGACCGCGTGCGCGTCGTACAGGTCCACGAGGGACCACTCGGTAGCGATCGTGTGGAGCGAGTCGGTGTAGCGCCGGGACGTCGCGATCCGGTGCAGCGCCCACGGGACGCGCGCCGGGATCTCCAGCGTCACCCGGCCGCGGCCGAATCGCTTTGGCCCGGGGCGCTTCGGAGCATCCCGAGCCGCTGCCACAAAGGGCCGAAGTTCACCTCCATGCAGAACCGCAACCACTCCAGCAGAACGTCGTACTGCCCCGCGAAGTGCTCGTCGAACGCAATGCCGGCTCCGAGGCTCGTGCGCGACTGGCCCACGGCAACCGTGGTGGTCGCGGCGAACTCCCGACACAGGGCCTCCACGGCGTCCGGATCCAGCCGTTCCGTGAACGCCCCGATGGTCCGTCCGATGTTTGCCGCCGCCTCCGCGAGCGAAGCTGCCTCGCCGATGCCGGGCCCGATGACCTTGGCAAGTTGCGCCATGACGCGCACCCCGCGGCCTGCGGGTAGCGGGAGGACTTCGTACCGGACGCCCTGAATCACACGCGACTGCACCTCGCGCATGGATCACCTCTCAGATGCTGGGGTTGCCATGGACGTTGAACACGAGCTGCGACACTTCGAGCGTCCACTCGTTGACCGTGATCTCGCCCGCGCGCGACTGCGTCGGCAGCGCCGAGACCCACGCCTTGTCGCCGTGCGCGAGCACGACGCCGGACGACAGATCCACAACCTCGAGGACGCCGACGCCAGCCCCGTTCGTGGCCTTGTCGAGCTTGGCGAGCGCGTCGAGCACGTTGTTCCCGAGCGAGGTCTGCAGCAGCTTCACCTTCACGTCGGCCCGCGCGTCGTTGTTCCGTGCTCGAGCGACCTCGCCATCCACGCCCGCCTTGGACGTGAAGAGCGGAGACTTCGGCTCGATCGACACGAACTCGCCATCCGCGAAGCCGCTCTCGATCGTGTAGCCCGCGAACAGGATCTTGACCTGGTCGGCGCTGTAGGTGGTGGTCCTCGATGCCATGGGTCAGCTCCTGTCAGACCGAGACGGTCCCGGCGATGTCGATGGAGTGGATGGCGCCCGCGAGCCGCGCCGCGAAGGTCATGTCTGGCAGGAGTCGTTCCCTCCTGTCCTGCTCGGGCACGTCCGCCACGAGCGGAGCGTCGACGGTCGGTGCGGGATCGTCCGCGAGCCCTCCCACGCGGATGCCGTCGTTGAGCCGCGCCGCGATCGTGCCCTTGGCCGTAGCCACCGACGCGTCCGTGTAGGGCAGCTTGGGGCGGTTCACGAGCAGCGCGAACACGTCCTCCTGGATGCGGGCGTGGAGCCAGTCCACGAACCGCGTCACGTCCGCGAACTCGCCCGCCGCGACCATGCCGTTTTGCGTAATGCTCGCGCCCGCGATCGTCGTGTAGACGTTGCCGCTCTTCGCGAGCACGTTCGACGACTGCGTGTCCGTGAGCTCGTAGACCTCGACGCCCGCGAGCGTCTTGAACGCCCACGTGTCGCTCCCTGGGTCTGCAGGCAGCCGATTGCCGAGCCACCCCGCCGCCGCAGGCTCTCCAATCGTCGGGTGGTACAGCAGCGCCGTGCGCTCGTACGCCGACGCGTGCGCGGTTGCCATCACGTCCGTCGTCGAGCCGGAGTCCATGCACGCCGTGTCCGCGCTCTGCGCGACGAGCATCCGATCGCGCGCCTCGATCCATGCCGCCGCCGCGAGGATCTCCGCCTTGGAGTTCGAGTCCAGGACGAGCCCGTACCAATCCGGATCCGCCGTCAGGATCGCCGAGAGGTCCGTTGCGATGCCGGGGTTCGCCGTCGTGTCGGCGATGGTGAGGTTGCTCGTCGGCGCGCTGTACGTGTGCAGCACGCCCGCCGTGTCCGCGGTGCACGTCACGTGCGTGTTCGACGCGTTGGCGGCCGTCAGGTCGCCGGTGGCGGCGTTGATCGCTGCCGCGAGCCCCGTGCAGACCTCTGCCAGCGTCGGCGTGCCGTCGGCCGTGTACGTGCACTCCGCGCCGTCGATCGTGATGGTGTAGACCTCGGCCGCGCTCGGAGCAGACGGGGTCAGGCTCACGATCTGCGTGGGCGCAAGCGCGCGACGTCCGACCTTCACGCGCCGCACGCGCGGCTTCTGCGAGAACATCGCCTGCGCGGCGAGGTACGCCGGCTCGGTCTCCTCGAAGCCGTCCGACACCATCCCGGCCAGCGACGTGTACGACCGCACACGGTCCACGTAGTGCGTGTGGTAGGCGGCGATCAGCGGCACGCCGAACCCCGTTCGCGTGATGCCCGTGGTCGCTCGGGTGATGGTGACGTTGACGATGCTCGCGAGGCTCATGACGGGATCACCTGTTCCTGCATCTGAAGTGACGCGGGCAGCTCGTCGCCGCTCACGTCGGAGACGTGGCTCGTGACCTCGACGGTCGCGATGTACGACGTGGCACCGTCGGAGTCGGCGTCCCACGTGGTCGCGTTCAGCGTCACGTCGAACAGCGCACGCGCCACCATGTGCTGCTGCGCGCGGTAGTCCGCCTGCACGGCCGGGCCCGCGGAAACGAGTCCGAGCCCCACGGCAGCAAGAGCCGCCAGCGACGACGGACGCCGCAGCCGGGACCGCATGCGCTCGCACAACTCGCGCGCGTTGCCCGCAATGGCCTGGAGCGTCGTCTCGAACGCCACCTGCACCCGCAGCACGCGGTCTCCCTGCACCGCGGGCGTCATCTCCTCGAGCGGGCTTTCGCTCTCGGCGTACTGCCACCGCAGGTCGTCCACGCCCACCACGTCCGACGCCCCCCACGACAGCAGCGCGATCACGCCGTTGTGCATCGGGCGCGGCTCGTTCTCCCACACGGCAATCTCCACGCCCGAGAGCGCCCTGACCCATGCTGCGAGCGCGGACCGGATCGACTGCGTCGTCATCGCAGTTCCTCCAACGCCCACGTGATCGAAGATCGCAGTTGCCCCGTGTCGATCAGCGGCACGTCGGAGCCCTTGCGCTCCACCGTGGCCTCCGCGTTCGGAGGCGGAATCCGACGCGCGATGCGGCGCTGGATCATGCCGGAGACCTTGGCGCCGATGCGGTCGAGCCCAGTGCGGACCCGCAGTCCACCGAGCACAATCTGTCGCGCCACGACTGACTGCGTGCGGCGGATCTCGTCCGCCCCACCGTCCACCGTGTCACGCAGGAACGACCGCTTGGGAATCCCGGCAGCGGGCGCGCCGAACTCGTGAATCGCCGCGATGTCCACGAGGGTCATCTCGGTCGGCACGATGGCGCCCGTCGGACCACGCTGCGTCTTCGGCTCCTGCCCCTTGTCCGCGAGCAGCCCGACGCGCACCCGCCCCCGCTCCGCCACGCGCTGCGCGACGGCTGCGAGTCCTCGGTCCACGTCGGTAATCCTGCCCTTCACGTCATCTGGTCCAGTCCTGCCGGGTTCTGTCCGCGTGCCCACGGACCCGCAGCCTTTCGTTGCGCCATTCGCGTCCACTCGGAGAGGTAGACCGTCGCGCCATCGGCATCGTCCGGCACGAGGCGCGCCTGCATGCCGCCGGGCGACGTAGCGAGCACGTGGCACGCCATCAGCTCCACGGCGAGATCGAACGTGCCGCCGAAGATGCGCTCGTCGCACTGCTCGTCGGCGGCGTCGATCGCGTTCTGCACCCGCGAGTCGTCCACGTACTGGAACTCGGGCCGGTTCGCCTTCAGCGACGAGGGCGTGACGGCCATGGCGTCAGCCCTTCGGCGGCTTCTCCGCCTTGTCGGGCGCGGGCGGCGGAGCGGGCGGCGGAGCGGGCGGCGGAGCGGGCGGCGGAGCGGGCGCGGGCTTCTCGTCCGCCACCGGCACCAGCTTCTTGGCGGCGATCAGCTTCTTGACGCCGGGGTTGTCGGTGTCGAACTCGCCGATCGTGCCGGGCCTGACGCCGTCGATCTCCGCCGTGTGCGTGTTCAGCAGCTTGGTCTTCATGGTCAGCACCCGTCCATGTAGGCCGCGGACTTCGGGTAGTAGAACACCGTCCCGCCGCAGCGCGCGTCGCAGTTGATCAGCCACGCGAGGTTCTTGAACTGCGGGGCGTGCTGCTCGAACTCGATCGGCAGCACCGCGCCGAGCTTCATCGGGTCGCGCCGGTACGCCACGATGCGCGGGCCCGTGCCCTCCGCGTCTGCGGCGCTGAGTTGGTACCACGCCTCCGCGGTCTTGCTCGTCCGCGAGTTCTTCAGGAACACATCGAGGATTGTGACGAGCGGCGTCAGGTCGCTCGACGGCCGCGTCGCGATCAGGGTGTAGAGCCCGTTCGGCAGCGCGATCGTGTCCGCGGACTCCACGCCGTTGGTCGCGGTCACGATGGAGCGCTCCAGCTTGTAGAGGTCCTCGAGGATCTCCGCCGCCGTCGCGGTCGCCCAGTCGCCCGTGGTCGGCGTCACGACCGGCACGTTCGGGTTGTTCGTGAAGCCCTTGGTGCCCACGGTGTCGTCACCGAAGGCGAGCACCATGTCCACCTTGCGCGCGATGATGTCGCGCGCCGCGAAGGCCCGCTTCGCGTCGAGGCTGGCCTGCGGGGACATCGCGAGGCGCCGCACGTCCTGCACGGTGTAGCCGTACGAGTTGCCGTAGCCGTGAATCGCCGTGATCGCCTCCGTCCCGTGCACGTCCACCCGCGGGAGGTCCGTGGAGTAGTCACGAATGAGCGTGGCGGTGCCGCTGCGGTCGTAGGTGCGGTACGTGTAGAAATCCGCCCCCGGATCGATGCCGTCGATGCGCGGCACGAGCTTGATGCCCATCAGCTCGGGGTAGCGGATGTCGAACGTCTGCGCCGCGACGGATTCGAGCTGACGGGCGAAGAACGCGCCCTCGTTGGCGTCCATGCGGATGCCGGCGGCACGCGCCTGGTGCTCGATCGCGGCTCGGTAGTCGATGGTCATCGTCGTTGCTCCGTGGATCGGATCAGGGGATGTTGATGTCGACCGGGACGAGCGCCCCGGCGTCGGCAGTGGCCGCGAACTTGGCGGCAGCGAGCAGGACGCACGTCGCGGAGCCGGACACGGTGTCGGCCGTGTTGCGCACCTTGCCCATGGCCGTGTACGGAGAGTGCGAGGTGAATCGCACGTAGACCGCATCGCCTTCGGTGACCGCCGTCTCGGTCTCCAGCCAGATGCGTCCCTTGCGCAGGATCGGGACCCCTTCGGGGTTGGCCTGCCCGTTCCAGAGCGCGGCGCCGTACGCGGTGCCCGCCGTGCGACCGGCCAGGTAGATCGACGCGCCGAGCAGCACGTCGGACGACGACGTGGGCAGCTTGCACGTGCCGTCACCGTCGCGCGCCACGACACGGCCCGCAGGCACTTCCACGCTCGCCGCGGTCACCCGCGTGATGACGTCCTGCACGGGCGAGTCGTCGGCGATCATGCCGGCGACGGAGGGACTGGGATACGTCGGGTAGCTGGTCTGCATCGGGGTCAGCCCTTGTTCGAGGGGTTGCTCTTCCACGCGTCGGCGGACGCCTGCTCCATGCGCCGCCGCGCTTCGTCGGCTGTCGACACGCCCGGAGCGGCGACGCCGTCCACGCGTCTTTCGGCCCGCGAGAGATCGAACGTCGACGGGGCCGGCGCGGCCTTGACGCCCGCGATCACCGCATCGACCATGTGCTGCTGCGCCGTCGCGTCGATGGCGTCGAGCCGGAGCGCCGGCATCGCCTTCGCGAGCACGTCCGCACGAACCTGCGACGACGACTTGCCGCGCGGCTCGTACGCGTCACCGAGCACGAGCTTTGCGCCGGCGTCGAGCGTCATGCGCTTGGCCACGGCCGCGTCGAGCACTTCCTCGGTGATGACCGCGGGCGCCGACGCTTCCGCCACGGCGTCTCCCTTGGCCTCTTCGATCACGTGCAGCGCCTTGATCTTGGCGAGCTTCGCGGCAGCGTCCGTGAGCATGCCGAGCACCTCGTCCAGTTCGGAGAGCGCTGCGGCGTTCTCAGGCTTGGCCGCCTCGCTCGGAGGCGCCGCGTCGTTGGAGGGTCCGCCGGGAGCGTCGGCCGTCGGCGCGGGAGCCGGTGGCGAAGAAGGGGGAGGACTCGGAGGAGACGGCGTCGGCGCGTCGGCGTCCGTGCGCTGCTCGGCGGGATTGGTCGGAGTGGGCATCGGTGCCTCGATCTCGGCCGCGTCCATGCGCAGGCCAACGCTGGTCCCCGCGCGCCCCGCCCCCTTCGGCAGCAGCGCCACGTGGTTGTAGACGATGTTCCGCTGGACGGCGTCGTAGCGATCACCCGTCGGCGTCACGCCCGGCGTCTGATCCACGTCGCACGAGTACCCGCACGACAGGTCACGCAGCGCGTCCGGGTCCTCGTCGCCGAGCAGCACGCGGCGTGCGACCTCGCCGTCCTGCACGATGATCGACCCGGCAGCGAAGGCGCCGTCGCGGCGCACGTCGTCGACGAGATGCCCGCGCGCATCCGCGCGCCACGTGTCAGCCGTCACGAGGTGATCCGGGTGCAGCAGCGTCGCAGGAGCGGCGCAGAGCGTGGACAGCGAGTCCGCACGGAAGACCTCCTCCTCCGGGCGATACTCGCGCCACTCGCGGCCCATGCCATCGCGGTACGCGAGCACGCCAACGCGAGTGAACGCGGCGTCGACACGGACTCCGCCCTGCGGTGTCCTCTCGATCTTCCGGACCTGTCCTCGGTCGAGGCGCGTGACGCTCACGCCCCGAACGGTGGCGCTGCGCAAACACGCTCGCGCCGGAGTTGTGGCACGGGTTTAGTGGACGCTGGCGTCGGTCACGAGTCGACGCCGGGAATGCGCGGAATCGCCACGCAGCGGCACTGGATGTCCTCGCCCGGATTGCAGCGACGCCCCGTGCGCTCGTCGGTGATCGGAGGATCGGCGTACCGGAACACCTTGCCGTCGAGTGCGGCATGGTCCGGACGCACGCGCTCGTCCCGCGACGTGCTCCACTCGTACTCGGTGATGCCCGCCTCTCCGTGCCGCGTGCGCGTCACCTGTCCGTTGCACTTGAGCACCTGATCGCGGGCAATCAGCGCCGCGCGCGACTGCGTGGCGCCCATCTGCCGGGCGATGTCTCCGGCGATCTCCTCGTGCCTTCGCCCGACGCTCTGCTCGAGCACCGATCGCACACGCTCCGCCTTGTCCTCCGCGAGCCGGCGGATCAGCGCGACGTTCTCGCGACGGAACGCCGCGAGTTGCAATTCCATCCCAGGGAACGACTCACGCGGAACACCGAACACGCGCTGCAGTTGCAGTCGCCATTGGTCGTCCGCGTAATGCTGCGTCCGCAGCGCGATGCGGTCGATCTCGCCCACGAGCGATCGGCGTCCCGTCAGTTCGCGGAGTGTGCGCTCGATCGTGTCCAGGATCCGGCGGATCTGGCTCGGCAACAGCGGCGGCGGCACCGCACCGTCGGCAGCCGCATCGACGCGGAACATCGCCCGCGGGATGCCGGTCACCTCGACAATGACGTCGATGATCTCGGCGTCCATCTCGTCGGACAGCTTGGTCAGGACGGACACGTAGTCTGTCACCGCTGCCCGCGGCGGAGGCGATGGCGTGAACGCGCGCGGCTTGCGGCGAGCCTTGGACCCCGCGACGTACCGCCGCCGAATCTCCATCTGCGCGACGGAGAGGCTCACGGCGTCCCCACGGCGCCAGCGGGCGAGTCCGTGCCGGGGCCGCCGAACGACGACCGCGACGCCGACGGGTCCACCGGAGGCGCGCTCGGAGGCGCGACGAGCTCGGCCGCGCTCTGGTCCGCCTGCATGAGCGCCTGCCTGGACGCCAGCGAGATCGTGGTCTCCGCGCTCCACCCGGTGTCGCGGAACCGGCTCGTCGCCACCTCTTCCGGCGTCACGACGCCAGCCGTGATGTACGCCACGTCGGCGGTCGCCTGCTTCGCGCGCACGTCCGCCTTTTCGGCGTCCGTGAGCTGCCAGAGCGGCGGGAACTCGACGCCGAGCTTCGCTGGGATGCGCCCCTGCGTCGGGCCGTCCTGCGCGGAGCAGATCACCCGCAGGATGCGCGTGAGCTTGCGGCGCAGGACCGTCGACTGCAGCGCTCGGATACGGTCGTACCACTGCCGCATGTCCGCGTCCCCGGTCGCGTTGAGTCCGGCGGGCGCCTGCCCCATCAGGATCGTCACGGGGATCCCGGTCGCCGCGGAGAGCAGCCCCGCGAATCGCAGCAGCACGTCGGACATGCCCGAGAGAGTCCCGGACTCCACGCGCTGGTAGTCCTCGCCGTCCGCGTCGATCAGGATGGACCGCGCCACGCTCTTCGCGAGGTCCATGAGCTCGAACCGCTTCTTGAACAGGTCGCGCTTGTCGGCCGCGATCATGGCCATCAGGTTCTTGATCCTGAAGACGCCGACGGACGACTGCTGCAGAAGCTCGCCCGTGGCCGCGTACGCGCCCTCGAACTGCTGCAGGTGCGTGAGCGCGAGACGAAGCGACGACTCGCCCCACCAGTTCTGCCGAGCCTGTTGCGTGATCGTCGACGGCTCGCCATCGAACCGCACGATGCGCGACGCGTGCACGCGCACCACGTCCGCCGACTGACCGCCGAGCCTCGTGACCATGTAGTGTTTCGGCTGCCCGAAGTTGGGCGACAGGATGTTGGTCTCCCACTCGAACGGAGACACGTACCGCGAGTCGAGCGCCGCGATGTAGTGCACGTGCTTGATGCTCGCGAGGTCGATCGGCTGCTCCATGGCACGCCCGTCGTCGACGCCGAGCAGCACGGCGCCGCCGCCGAACAGCCGTGCCCACCGCCACGCGTCGAGGCACCGCTCGCGCACGCGCAGTTCGTCCGCGTGCAGCCCGAGCGCGTCGTCGAGCGCGCTGTCCCCGGTCTGGACCTTGAACGGCTCGCGGAACGCGTCGTCGGGCATCGCGGACACGATGCGCCGCGCGATCCCGCTGGCGCGGTAGATGTCGTCGAGTTGCGCGTCCGTGACCGTACCGCTCGCGGCCCATCGGAAATCGTTTCCTCCGCGCGACTGCGCCACGCCCGTCAGGACGTTCTCCCATGCGTCGAGACGGGCCACGACGGACTGCACGGTTGCTCGGATCTTGGGAGGCATGGTGTGGTCAGACCTTTCGCATGGCTTCGGCCCAGCGAGCCGCGAAGCTCGGGGCCATGTGGTTCAGGGCTTGCGTTGTCGCGTCGACCTGATCGTCGTTGGCACCCTTCGGGAACGCGACGAGTTCCGACACGTACTCCGGCACCCACGCGGCGCCGCGCCGACCGTCCGGGTACCGCGCGTGCTGCTCGTCGGGGATGAACACGTTGCCTCCCGCGAAGAACGGCTCGCACGCGTTGGCGCGCGCGACCTTGCCGCCGTCCGGCTCCACCGCGACGAAGCCCGGGACCTCGCGCTGCAGCGTGTCGATCACCGCCGTTCCGTTCGCCTTGTCCTCGACGAGCTTGGTGTACGCGAGCGGGTACTCCGCAGCCATCGCGCGTACGGCCGCGAGCGTCGCCGTGAAGCTCATTCGCTCTCGCCGCTGGTCGACGAGGTAGAAATTCGGGCCGTGCTGGTACCAGACCTGTCCCACCACGAAGTCGGAGTCCGACTGCGACTTGAACGCGCAGTCCCACGACATGACCCACGTGCCGCCGTCTGGCAGTTCCACCCACCGGCGTAGCCACTCCGTCTTGAACTTGCCACCGCCCTCTGGCGATGGCCGCTGCTGGAACTGCGCAGCCGTCGCCGTCGGGCCGAGCGTCTTCTCCAGCGCCGCGACGACGTGCTCCGGGAACCGGATCGGGTCGAGCAGTTCTCCGTCCTGCGTGCGCGGGTCGCGAGCGTACCGGTGCGGGTGGCGCGACTCGTACCGCATCGGCAGACACAGCACCGTCGCGCCGTTGCGGATCATGTCGGCAGCCAGGTCGCGCTCGTGGATCCGCTGCATCACGAGCACGCGCGCGGACGTAGGATGGTCGCGGAACCGCGTCGGCACCGTCTCGTGCCACCACCGCAGCACCTCGTCGAGCTCGATTCCCGACTCCTTTGACGCGCCCATGGGGTCGATCGGGTCGTCCACAAGGAACGTGTCGCAGTGCTTTCCCGTCACGCGTCCGCGGATGCTCCCGGACCCGCGCATTCCGCCCGCCTCGGTGTACCAGAGCCCGACAGCCGTTGACGCGTCGGATGTGCGTGGGAGCGTGATGTGCGGCCAGCGGTCGCGGTACCACTGCGACGCCACGAGAGCCCGGTGCCGTCGCGCATCTCGCAGCGCAAGGTCCTCGTCATAGGACGCCGCGAGCCATCGGTGGTCCGGGTGCTCCGTCCACACCCACGCCGGCCACAGCGCGGAGACGACGAGGGACTTGCTCATGCCCGGCGGAACGTTGATCGCGAGATCCCGGATCTCGCGCCGGGTCACGGCCTCGAGGTGCTCGCACACCGCGTCCATGTGCCATCCCCACCGAAGCGGAGACGTGTCGACCTGAGACCACGCGCGCTTCACGAAGCCGCGCAGTCCTTCGCGCCGGATCGCCTCTCGGTGGATCTCCGCGAGCGTTGGCACGCCGCGCACGGGCGCTGTGTGGCGCGTGGTGGCTACGTCGGCGGTCGCGGCGGGCAAGCGCTGGCCGCGATAATCCCGCTGGAGCTCTCAGTCAAGCCAGCGCGACGCGCAGCCCGAGTCGGGTACTGCTGGCGGTAGTCGCGCTCCGCCGCACGGACCGCCCGCGTGCGGGAGCAGTGCAGGGTCGAGGCTCCCCAGTAGCCGGGCGGGCCGGTCACGTCCGCCGACCACGCAGACGGACGCTCGAACGCTCGGCGGACGGGATCCGGCGGAGCGCGTCCCACGGACCGCAGATGCATGGCGGCTACCCCATCGCCTTCGTCGTGAGTTCTTCGAGCTGCCGCAGTTCCTCCGGCGACAGCTTCCCGAGATCCGCGCCGCCGCTGTGCTGGAGCTGCACCTGCTCCGTCTTGATGATCCCGATGCGGTCCAGAATCGTCTGCGCGGCCGTCACGCGGGGCTGTCCGGACCCGTTGACCGCCACGTCGACGAGCGCTTCCACGGCCACGCTGACGGCGTTGCGCAACTCCGCGCGACCGTCACGCACTCCGGCGTCCAGCTCCGCCTCGCGCGCGCGCAGGAACTCCAAGAACATCTTCCGCCCTTCCGGCGACTGCTTCCACAGCGTCACGCGCGTCGGCGCGACCTTGACCTTGCGGGCCACGGCCTGCGCGGTGATCCCTTCGGCGAGCAGCCGCATCGCATCCCGCATCGCGATCTCGCCGCGCTTGTTCCGCTCTGGATCGCGCTTCAGCTTGACTTGGCCTGACTTTTTCCGGCTCATCCGCATTTCTCCATCGTCAGTTCCGCCAACAGTATCCCCCGGTCTGCCTCGTCGAGCACCCGAACCCATGCGCGAAGCGTGTCAGATCTGGCCAACGGTGGCCGCCCGCCGACTCGCGGAGACGGCATCGGGAGCGCCTCGTGGGACCACTTCCGGTAGCAGCCGCGACACAGTCTGCGGCGGAAAACGGGCGACGTGCTGCACCAGACGCACAGAGCGTTCCCTGAACCCGTGCCACGTGTTGCTTGACACGCTTTCGTGGCGCCTCCCATCCTCGCGCGGGGTTTACGCGGAGGCGGGTTCCCATCGTTCGCGGGTAGCGGGTGCGGCTTGCGGGTCATCGGGTCTCCCTTCGTGCGAGTTCCGCCCGGCACCTCTCGGCGATGGCCTGCGCCGGCTCCGTGGCGGGCGGGGGAGCGGCGCCGACGATGGCGATGCGGGGATCGGGCGCGCGCTCGTGCTCTGCGGCCTGCTCGGCGCCATGGAGCGCGAGGGCGAGCGTGCGGGCGGGGAGGTGGGTCACGGGCCGCGCTCTCCTCTCACGTCCGCCCCGAGCTTGCCGAGGATCTCGGCGAGCAGCGTGCGGTGACAGCGTGCCGGGTCCGCGCAGAAGCACACCAGCGTGACCTCCGGGCAGGAGAGCAGCGCGTCCCACGCGGCGCGGT